TAAGACAAATGGTTTCATTTAACTTTTCAGCACAAAATAGAGCTGTTACAATAAATGATTATGAATCAATCATAAGAAATATGCCATCACAGTTTGGGGCTCCAGCAAAAGTTACAATTACTGAAGAAAATAATAAGATAAAAATTAAGATGTTATCTTATGATTCAAACGGAACCTTAACTGATACAATTTCATCAACATTAAAAAACAATGTTGCAAACTACCTTTCAAACTATAGAATGATAAATGATTATATTTCTATTGAAAGTGCAAACCCAATTGATCTAGCCGTAGATGTTGATGTTGTGTTAGACGCAACACAAAATTCCGGAGCAATTGTGTCTAAAATAATTGATATTGTTAATACCTATTTTAGTCCAAATACAAGACAACTAGGTCAAAATGTTAATGTTTCTGAATTAAGAAGATTAATCCAAAATGAAAATGGTGTTATCAGTATTTCTGATATGAGATTCTTTAATAGAGTTGGTGGTCAATACTCATCAAATCAAACATCACAGAGATATTCAGACCCAAACACAAAACAAATTGATTTAATTGCTGATACAATATTTGCAGAACCAACACAAATATACCAAGTTAGATACCCAAACAAGGATATTAATGTTAGGGTTATCAATTTAAAAACGGTAACTTTTACCTAATAATTTATTTATTCAAAATAAAGATTATTTTTTGAAAATAGGAAATAAACTATTTATCAAAAAAGTTAAATTTAATGCCCAAATCATATAGAATAAGAACGCAAGTAGGACAAGATAAGTTCATTAATGTTAAACTTGAACAGGATTTTGAACAACTTGAAATATTATCTCTCAAAATAAATCAAAGTGAAATCTACACAAGAATTTGTGCTGACTATGGTGTTATTATAGGTAGGGTTGTTGTTAATGGAGGATTCGGTGTTCCAAATGCAAAGGTATCAATTTTTATACCTTTAACAAGTGAAGACGAAACAAACCCAATAATATCAGAATTATATCCGTATAAGACATTATCAGATGTTAATGAGGAAGGATATAGATATAATCTATTACCCCAAGATCCATCATACTCAACACATGCTGCAACCGGAACATTTCCAACAAGAGACCAAGTTTTATTAGATCAATCATATATTGAAGTTTATGACAAGTATTACAAATACACCGTAAAAACAAATGACAGTGGTGATTATATGATATTTGGAGCACCAACCGGAACACAAACTTTGGTTATGGATGTTGATTTATCAGATATTGGATGTTTTTCTTTAGCACCACAAGATTTGATACAAGCCGGTCTTGCAACCCCATCACAGGTTAATGGTAGTACATTTAAATCTTCAACTAATCTTAATGAATTACCACAAATAAAAACATTAAATAAAACAATTGAGATATCACCATTATGGGGTGAAGATGATATTTGTCAAATTGGTATTGTAAGAGCCGATTTTGATTTAACACAAGATGCTAATATAAAGATTGAACCAAGTGCAATATTTATGGGTTCTATCTTGTCAACATCAGATGATGATGCACTTAAAACAACTTGTAAACCAAAAAACAATACTGGTAATTTATGTGAGTTAATTTCTGGTCCTGGTCAAATCTTAGCAATAAGACAAACAATATTTGCGGATACCCTAGGATTACCAATCCTTGAAGAACATAAGTTTGAACAAGATGGGAAAGTAATTGATGGTGATGGTTCATTTTTAGTTAACGTACCAATGAATGTTGATTATATTATAACAAATGAGTTTGGACAACAAGTTTTATCAAATGACCCAACAAAAGGAATACCAACAAAAGGAAAATATAGATTTAAATTTAAATGGGAAAATGAACAAGGATTACAAAATGAATTTTTAAGGGCAAACTTTCTTGTCCCAAATATAAAAGAACACGGTTGGTCATCATCATCAACAGATCCATTTGATCCAACTACAGCCGTACCTTTAACAATTACGTTACCAGTTGGTGTATTAACTGGAACAACAACAATAACACAAACAGGTGGGTTATTATTTGAAAATACTGTAAATTCTGCTAATTTCTCTGTTGTTATAAATGGTCAACCATATTTTGGTGATACCGGAGTAATACCAGTAAACGCCGGAGATGTAATCCAAGTAATTTCAAACCCAATTGATGATACACAATTACAAAATATTAATTTTAAATTTTTACCACAAGATTATTTTGATGTATTGAGATCTTACTCATTTAGTTTGGATTGGGATGATTATGTTGACACTCAATCAGCAATTGATTGTGAAGATACTTTTTATGAATTTAACTATAATAAAGTTTACACAACCGCAATGTTTCTTGATAGATACAAAAACGGTTTAGGTAGAGGAAAACATCTTGGAATAAAAGAAATTGATAATAGAACTTGTAAAACAACTGTAAATACATTCCCAGTAAATGACGCAATAAGAAACTTTGATTTCCTATTCTTTGTTTTTAACATCCTTATCAATATTTTAACAATACCAATCATAGTATTACTTTTTGTTGCCCATCTTATATTATTTATTTGGCCAATTTTAAAATATCTTTTAATAGCTCTTGGAATTTATTTTGCATTTGATGCCGTAAGAGATATGATTGACTGGATAAACTCTGGAATTGAAAACGGAGCATTCTCTCCTTTAGGTGGTCCAGTTGTTAATATTGGTTTATATTTTAGAATTGCATCCCAAGCCGCATCTTTTGTGTTTAGGTTTGCTTTCTCAATTGCTTTTGCTGTTTTTGCGGCGGTATACCTTATAAGGATAAAGAACTTCCCAAGAATTGGATTACCAATGGTTTCATATCCAGATTGTAATACTTGTGATTGTGATTGTGGTAATGCAGAAATTGATGATGATATAACAACACAGTCCGTACAACAATCAATTGACGAGCAACAAAATACTGACCCTAATTCTGGTAGTAGTAGTGTTGTATCTCAAGCAAATTCATTTTTGGCACCAATAAATATTTCACAATCCTATGATGTTGTTCACCCAAATTATAAAAATCCTGATTTTGTAGATATTGATGCAAATGGTGGTGGACCATTTGGACCAAACGCTGGTAATTCAGGTTATCCGGGATATCCAGCTTGTGGTGTTAAAAGTTTATTAACCGCGGCTATAGATCAGGATATTGACGCACAAGTTGTTGCAAGAGCTTTAATTGATATAAAAAGAATTTTTTCCGGTTATGATATTGTAACATCATCTGGAACTTTAGGTGCTGATGTTATTTTTAATAATGAAGGTTATTTAAGAAAAGCCCCACAACCTTTTATTTTTGCTGCGGAAGATAGTGGTGGTTCTGATGACAGGAGCTATGCAATACCAACAAAAGAATCTTATCCTCAAAAATTAAATGAATTTAATACTCGTGATAAATATTTTTCTGGTGTAAATAGAATAAAAACAACTGTAAATCCTTCTTCTGGAAATACATTTTATGAAGATCAAGTTGTTGTTGTTTTAGCAAATCCAGGAACAAAAGATATATTAGGTGTTGGAAATCTGTTTAGTTTCCAAGATGGTAACTTATCTAATTGTCAGGTAAACTTAACTGGATCAACTTTAAATATTTTTGGTAATAACGCAATTACAGGTACAACAATCGTTGGAGATACTTCTGTTAATATTTCTTATGCAAACACTCAAACAACTAATACACCACAATTTCCAGTATTGATTACACAACAAAGTGAAGAAACAACTTCGTTTTTACAATACCCAACCGATATTGAATATTTTCAAATGATTACTGGTTACACTGTAAGTGAGTTTGATTTATTGGCAAATTCCTCAACAAATGGGTATTTCCCAAAAACATACCTAAATCACGAAGTTGAATTTCAATACTGTTGTGATGGTTCATATAATACTTTCAATTTAGGTAAAGTAATTGACTCACTAACAAACAATGCTAATTATGAAGTTTTAATTTTTGTTAGAGGTGTTGATCCAAATACATCAAAACAAACTATTAGATATGACATCTCAAAAATATTAGGAAATACAACATACGGTTCTAATATAGTTGAAGGATCATATTATATGAACATACCAATACAAGGCGTTGGTTTTACACCAAAAAGTCACAACACACCAAACAATAATGACCCACAACTATATTTTAATTCTTATACGTTTACAATTGGAAATGATTATACAGGGTTTACATCTAATTTACCTTATTATTATTTATCAACTGATGATACAATATCAAATACATATAAACCATACACAACATGGCCACAAACAAATAATTCTAACATAAGTTCTAACCAATATACCAATGCGGTTTCACAATACACATTACCAATTAACAATGGAAAATACTATGGTGGTGGTACATTTATCGCTTCACCACAAGCATCTTTTCCGTCTTGTGGTGGTCCAGGTAATGATTGGAACAGTTACACTCCATCTGGTAGTGGTCCAGATGCTAAATTAGAAATTGGTTATGCACCATCAAGATTATTTATGGTTTATTCACCAGCTTATATCAGACAATCATTACCCGGTGTTAACTTTTCAGATAAAACAAAAATTGTAATGAGAAGTGATAGATTACCATTATCAACAAAAAGAGAAGATGGTTTAGATGGTGATACGTCATACGCTTTACACCAAAATAATAATTTTACATATTTTACAGCCGATGGACAAACATCATCACCATCAACAGGAATAGCCTCTGATTTACCTTCTGGTGAAGCCGCAGACTCTTCAGTTGCATCACTTATCTCAACACTATCTTGTGATGGAATAGTTCCACTTGATTGTTATTCTGGTACTGGAAACAATGTTGGTGTTTTAGCACCAGGTACTTGTGAAATACCAAGTAATAGAGTTGTTAGAGGTTGTTATTGTCTTTTAAATAAAAAGTATTTGTCTCAAGTTGATGAAGATGTTAAATTATTCTTAGAATGGAAAACTAGATTTACAATAACATTTGCAGCTTGTAGAGGTGTGTTTGCACAAACATTTCAAAATAACTGGATAAATGGTGCTTTATATATGTTTAACTTTAATAAAACAGCAACATATACGTTGACAGACCCAACAACACCAACATATAATTATTGTTCTGATGTAATAGTATTTAACGACATTAATAATGGATTTTATTATAGAAGTTCCCCTTGGAAAGAATCAACACAACAATTTATTGGTAAAGACGCACCAACATTCAGTTCTATTATAAATTTACCACCATCTATCTTAAACACCTATCCCGGACTTGGTTATAATAAAAAACAAATACAATTTCCAACAACTATAGTTGATATGGGACCAAGAGAAAAATTTATTTCTGAAATATGTAATGATAATAATTTTAATAGTTACTATATTGACAATATAAAATCAACATCATACCAAGATTTATCTGATGTAATACAAATTGGTTTTTTATCTAGATTATTAAATGATAATGTTAGACAAGCCATGATCCCAATTGCAAACCCAAGTGGCGGCAATACTGAAGGAAAGGGAATAATTCAATTCTTTAATAGTAAAAGACAAGGTGATAGAATTGATGGTGATTTTGCACAAATGTTTTCAATTAGTTCAGAATGGAAAATTCTACCTTTTATTGTTGAAAATTACCCAAATCCAGATTCTATATTTTTTGGAAATGATTCACAATCAGATCAAAGACCAGTTTTTGGTGTTTTTTATGAGGTTCCACAAGTCAATAATGCTTATAGAAAAAATTTGACACCTGGTTACGAAACATTGAACTATACTCCATTATTACAGTATTTTTATGGATACCCAAAAACACAAGAAGTTCCATTCTATAAATGGACAATTGAATCGCAATCTGGTAACATTTTTGGAAATGAAAATAATAATTGGAATACAACCGGACCTTTCTATAAACGAGGTTACCAAGATTTAAATTTTACAGATGTCAATGAGTATTACCAAACAACAACAACACAATTAGGATACTTAACTAATTTTGACCTAATAGGAGATCCACAACCAACACCAAATAATTCTGGTAGTTATGTTGTTGGTGCTCCTTTCCATTTCTATTTTGGTTTAAATAATGGAAAAACAGCGGTAGATAAATTTGTTAAATTATATATATTAACTGAAGGCTAATGGGAATTGATAACTCAACAAATGTGGTTTTAGGTAATTTGAGATTTAAATCATCTCAAGACCAAGGTGTATTTGCAAATGTACCATTAGAACAAACCGTAAAAGAAATTGTAGAATTTGATAGAAATGTTGATCTTAATTTAGAAACTGTTTTTGATGATGAAAGACAAGAATCAACAATATTTAGACCAATATGCAAATATTCATTAATTTTTAAAAATGAATACACTGGATCAACAACATATGAACCATTTAAAAATAATCTATATTATAGTAACGCAATTAATAATGCTGTTAGTATGATTACATTACCAACAACACCATGGGAAGGTTACCCCCAATATTTTGAATTTGATTTTGTTAGAACAGATAATAACGTTCCTGGTTACACAATACCACCAAATAATCATGTTAATTTTATAAATAAGAGCGCCTCAACATATAATTGGTCTCACTATATAACATACCCATTTGATAATGACTATTTTAAACCATTATACGCTATTGATCCAGAAACTTTAGCTTCTTGGTCTTGGACGGCAATGGACGGAATACCTTTTTATATTTTAGAGGGTAATGATCTAAATGGTAATTATATAAATTTTAAATGTCCAATGGAACATGGGTTAGTTGAAGGAGAATTTGTTGAATTGTCTTTCCCTTATGGTACAGATACAATATTTCAGGCAACCAGTTTGGGAACACCTGGTTATGATAGTGACCTTTATATTTTTGGTATTACAAATATTGGATATACTGGTACAACATTTCAAACCGGAGCTGTTGGTACCTTTAAAAGAATTATAAATCAGAGTAACCCAACAGAAACAAGATCAGAGTATTATGTAAGAAGACATAAAGTTTTAACAAATAGTGAATGTGCTATTATAACAAAAGCTGGTTTTGACCAAACAAATTTTAATTCAAAAAGTAAGTTAGAAAAAGCGGTCTTAACACCTAATGGTGTAGAAAGATCTTCAGTAAAAGAAGGAAATCAAGCATATAGTTTATCTTTCAATTGTGATATTGATATTAAACCGCTACTTGATAACCAAAAAAGACCAGTATCAGAATTATTTTTTACAACAATATGGAAAGGATTTTTTGGTTGGACAAAAAAGTTAAAACAAGGATTTGATTTTAATTTACCACTAGTTAATAGTTTACCAAATTTATGGTGGGACCAAACAAATTTTTTATCAGATACACCAGTAACGCAATCACAATACCTCTCAAACACATTACCACCAGTTGGTCCATTTTCATATAATAATGATTTAAATGTTGATGATATAATAGATGGTGACTTCTGTGAGTGGAACGACTATTTCCAAACAGAAAGAGTTATATCAAGAATGAATCACAAATTTATTTATAACGACCAATATTTTAATATACCAACTGATGCCCCAGTACAGAATCAATTTGGGTATTATTATAAACCACACAACTCAATAACACTAAGAGTATATTCCGATTACATTGAGGAAGGAGACGCAACCGGAGTATTAGGAATACCTGATTATGCTTTCTTTTCAAATTTATCAAATAGTTTTAGGTGGAGAGATCTATATCCTTATGGATATGTTGACACATCTGGTATTGGTGTTGATTATCCTTTTTTAAATGGAAAACATTATCCATATAAAAACATTGTTTTTAGAGTATTCCCAGAAGGAATCGGACTCCAAAACATAAACGAAATAGTAGACCCAACGGTAGATGAGTGTGAATAAAATTAAAATATTATTATCTGAAACAGATAAATATGTTGAAGTTCCTGTTGAAATGAAATGGGACTTTACAGGTAGAGATGATAGTATTGAAGAGTATCAGAAAAAAATGGTAAAAGAAATTATTGGGATTGCCAATGATTTTGAAACATTAAGATTTTCACACAATTCATTTATAAATGAGAAAACAGACGTAAATTACGAATTTTATTTTTATGATAATGTTTTACCTATAACAGCAACAACAGTAACAAGTGCAAATTGGGGTATAACTTATCAAAACGAAGGATTTACACCATCAGACATTTATTATTTTGTAAAACCATTCACAAAATCATTCTTTAAACTTGATTTTTATGACACTCCAGAAGATAAAAGTCAAACAAATTATTTTACAATAATTTTACCGGTCCAACAAGGTGAGTTTGAGGTTGCTAGTATTTCACCTTTATTACCACCAGTTGATATAAGAAAACCAAAATATTCACTTGACTATGTTGGTGATAAAGAAGGGTTTTTTATTTATTGGTTAAGAA